GAGTTTGTAAGACAAGTTGAAGAAGCGCTTGCCGATGTAGCGCAGAACATTGCGCAGGTCGGCGGCTCGGCAAGACATGAAATCACAATCAAAGTGACGTTCAATGAAAACCGGGAAATGGGAGGCTGGGAGGCCGACTGCAAGACGACGGTTAGCTGCAATTTTCAAAAGCGAATGATTGGTTCAAAAGCGCCTGTCAAAATTGTTGACAAGACTCTGTATGACGCAAACCCGCAAGCACAGCTATCATTCGCAGAATGATTTTTTTGCGCAGATGTTAAAAGCCGCGTTTCCTGACGCGGTGCCGGAATACCGCTTTCATCCACAACGACGTTGGCGATTTGACTGGTACATTCCAAGCAGACAAGTTGCTATTGAAATTGAAGGTGGTGTGTGGATAACGGGCCGCCATACGCGGCCTGCAGGGTACGTAAAAGATATAGAAAAGTATAATACAGCAACTTTAATGGGTATACGTATTTACAGGATCGTCCGATCCGACATTAAATCTGCGCAAAAAATCATTGAACATTTTGATTGCATAAACAAGTATTTAAGGAGTATATGATAATGGAGTTGAGAAGATTTACAGATGCACAATACTTCCAAATAACACGCAGGGATTGCATGTACCCAAGCGCTATGCACGTCATGACACTTACAATAGGTTCAGAATTTCGGTTGTCAACTGTTGGCTCAGCGTTCTATGGATTTGTACATTTGGGTAGCGTCGAAGTGCGGAGCTTACACGCAGGAATTAAGTCGCTATGTAATGCGGGAGCGTTTTTCGTAATAAACAACGAAGTTGTACTGCGTGCAGCAACGTTGTCGCAAATTGCAATCATTGAAAGGCTGGGGTATCAGGCCATGCAAATCTGTGGAGTTGTTGAGAGCAAAGGTAGGCTTACATATATTGATGACTGTTCAGATACTATACTTAGCTTTCCCGCAAGAATGGGAGATCCGTGCCTAAATCACCTGCATTTCCCGAAAGGAATATTGCAATCACAGCATACGCATCCAAGCATCCGATTGGGAATTATTTTTCAAGGTAATGGATACGTATGGGGACCTAACTTTAAGGAACCACTTGAACAAGGTATGGTGTTCTGTTTAGATGAAGGAGAGCGGCATTCATTCATGACTACTGATAATAATACAATGGATGTGATCGCATTTCATCCAGACAGTGACTGGGGACCGACGGATATGCAGCATCCTATGCTTAACAGAACTTATATTGTTGCAAAAGGTAGGTATGGCGAAAACACTTAATTCCAATGTAAAAACAGTACCTATAAGCACACTAAAAGAGCACCCGAAAAACCCGCGGGTGCATACCCAAAGGCAAATTGAAGAGCTGTGTAGGTCTGTGAAAAAATTTGGTCAGATTAAGCCAATAGTAGTCAATGATAACATGCAAATACTTGCGGGACATGGAGTTAAACGAGCACTTGAGAAAACAGGAGCAACGACGGCGCTTGTTAACATAGTCACTGGTCTCAGCAAAAAAGACCAATTAAAACTTCTACTCGCAGACAATCATATATTCACGCTTGGAATAGATGACTACCAGATGATGGAGTCAATTATCCGGGAAATAAATGACTATGATATTCCGGGATTTGACAAAAAGGCGATGGAATCACTTATGCAGTCCGTTTCAGATGTTGAAATAAACTTTGCAAAACACGCCTTGAAGCCGGTAGACCCTGCAAAGCACGACAGCAAAGAGCATATTGTAGTTTGCCCAAATTGTCACACTAAGATAATTTATGATCCTGAGAAAACAGTATAACATCACTGTTAAAGAGGCAGCTTTTCAAAGACTGGAGAGTGTAATAAATAACAACCGCTGCGTTGTGTCCTTTTCTGGAGGAAAAGAATCTCTGGTGGTTTTGCATATTGCGCTATCCTTGGTAGATTGTGGCAAGGTGCCAGCGGAAAACTTAGAAGTGCTGTTTATTGATGAAGAAGCTATATTCCCTTGTGTTGAAAGAATAGTGCAGCATTGGGCAAAAGAATGTAAAAAAAGGCGCGTTAAGTTTACATGGGTAGCATCAGAATTTCGCCATTTCAACTGTTTTAACCAGTTGGTTAATGATGAGTCCTTCATAACATTTGACATGTCAAAGAAAGATGTGTGGATTCGCCAGAAACCAAAAGGTTCTATAACTGTAAAAAACGCAAGACTTTGGAGTTACCAGCAGTGGAACGATATAAACTATAGGGATAGGGTTGCAATAATAGGACTAAGGTCATCAGAGTCTGTACAGAGAAAAAATGCAATCCGTAAAGGCAGTACGAAGCGGTTGGTGTACCCTTTACATGATTGGTTATTATCAGATGTATGGCTGTATCTGTACGAAAACAAAATTGAAATACCAGATGCCTATGTGTACATGTACAAATTGGGAGTGCCGGCAAATCGTTTGCGTATATCACAATTTTTTTCAATAGACACCGCCGCCTCATTGGTACGGCTATGCGAGTATTATCCTGACTTGTTCAAAAAAATTTTACGTAGAGAGCCGAACGCGTATCTTGCATCGCTGTATTGGGATACAGAAATGTTCCGCCGTGCCAAAACCAATAAGAACACAGGGTGCAAAGATGATGACGTGGATTATGCCAAGCAGATAGAAAATCTTATACGCACCGGTGACGTGGGGCAAAACGAAATACAAGCATACAGAGCTATAATGCTACGTGAAGGAGCAAAGATTGCAGCATTGCCTGAAAAGGTTCGACATAGCATTATGAGGGATATATTTAACGCCCTTAAGGCAGGCGATCCAAAGCGTAGGAAGTTTCGCGCAATATATATCAAAGTAATACTGGAATACAAAGCAGTGGCAGGTATAGGACATGAAGGTACAGCAAAAAGACATTCTGAAGCCAATAAAAAACGTAAAGTTAGTTGATAGGAAGAGGTTAAAGCCAAATCACTACAATCCAAATATGGTGCTGGAGCATAATCTGCAATTACTAATCCAATCTATACTAATGAACGGATGGACTATGCCTATAGTAGTGCGTCCAGACATGACGATTATTGACGGCTTTCATAGGTGGACAGTGTCAGGCCGGGAACCATTGCTTAGTCTGACAAAAGGAATGGTCCCAGTGGTCATTGTCAAACATGAAACAGAGGAAGCGAACGTTTATGGAACTATCACGCATAACAGAGCGCGCGGAACGCACCTGTTAGGACCGATGGAAAAAATAATACAAAACCTAATAAACAAAAAGATACCGATAGAAGAAATCAGCAAGCAATTAGGTATGCGGGTAGAGGAAGTCTATAGGCTGTCTGGAATGGATAAGCAGGATTTCTTGAAACTCATGACAAAAGGTGTTAAGGACTACAGCAGAGCATCCAAGGAAATATCTGTATGAACAAATCGGACACAGTAAAAAAAGACGATAGCGCCCCTACTACCATGCGCGCAGCGAAACGCCTAAAAGCGCAGGAAAATTTGATAGTTGCGCTTGAGCGCAATGGTGCTCATATTCAGCGAGCGTGCGCAGCGTGTGGTATAAGCCGTAGCACCTTCTATGAGTGGATGAAACATGATGAGAAGTTTCGAGAGCGCGCTATGGCAGTTATAGATGAGAAAATAGACAACGTCGAATTTGCATTGTATTCAGCAGCAATAAAGGGCAATACTACAGCACAGATATTTTATCTTAAAAACAAACGTCCTACGGAATGGAAAGACACTAACCGTCTGGATGCAACGCTGGAGATTGTTGACGTAGAAAAGACTGCGGAAAATATACGGGAAGTAATCAAAAAATATGGGTTACATGGAGGCGCTTGATGACTGGTGCGCGGAGCCGCACAAATTTGGCCATTTGCTTGGGTTTACGAAACTGGAGCAAGTCCATGATAAATGGATATATGAGTTTTTAAGACACGGCAAAGGTGAAACACGAGTTCTGCAAGCACATCGTGGTAGCTACAAGACTACATGCGGTCTTGTAGCATTAACATTGATGTTCATGATTAACCCGAATGCACGTGTTATGATAGTCCGCAAATCGGAAACAATGGCGAAAAAACTGATTAGCGCGATGGAAAAAATTTTCCGCTCGCAAATAGTGAAGGCATGGATGCGAGCGGCGTATGGAGTTAATACTCTGGAAACAGACAAATGGTCAGCATCCGCGTTACGGTTGTCAATAAATACGCGTATCACGCCAGAGCCATCATTGACTGCCACAGGGATCAGAACAGTACAAACAGGAGACCACTATGATTTTATATGGTCAGATGATATTATCACGCCAGATGACAGGTATTCAAAAGCAGCGCGAGACGAGACAAAAAATTACGTATATGAAACAGAGAACATAATTGAGCCAGATGGGATACGTATATTTACTGGCACGGTATGGCATCCGCAAGATGCGTGGACAGTCATTATGCCTATGGTATCAAAAAAGCCATTGATATACCCAATAGGCACGGTGCCTATCAAGGAGATAAATGATGAATGGATAGCGCGGAAAAAAACATCTATGCCAGTATCACTATGGGCAGCAAACTATGAATTAAAGCATATCAAGGACGTTGCACAAGAGTTTGCTGATTTTATTGAAGGCGAGCCATTAACAGAGTTGCCGCGCTATTGGTACATAGACCCGGCATTTGGCGGAGATGATTGCACTGCTATATGGGAAGGGTGCACCGATGGCGAGTTTATATATCTTACATGGGCGGCAATGTATCGTGACTCAATAGCAAGCAAATTTGATGAAATAGAAGCGCAGTTTTGGGCAAGGGGAGTAACGAAGATATTCTATGAAGATAGTGGAGCCCAAAGACTTGTTGGCCCTGAGTTTGAACGGCGTGGCATACCATCAGAAGGTAAAGCGTCAAATAAAAACAAGTATGCGCGCATAACGGCGGCGCTAAAGCCCGCGTGGCACATCATGCGATTTTCTAAAGTGTTAATAGATAGCATGTCACGAATAACCGAAGGAGGGCCGGAACAGCCACCAAATCCTATGATCGAGCTTATGGAGTATAATGCGAGCGCAGATCACGATGACAGCCCGGATGCCTGCGCAGGTCTGGTTACAGTTTTGCAAAGTATAAATGACATAAATTATGATGACCTTTTGGACATTCAGCGGCAAATCAGTTGACGCGCAGCCAATTTGCGCAGACTAAGCATATGTCAATTCACAAGCTTCACACAGTTACATTAAGCCTGGAACCAATGCGCAGCGTTGAAGACGCATTAGAAAATATCAGAACAATAAGCAGGCAAAATGCCTTGCTGTCCGAAACCATGGGTATAAACATTCAAGGCCAAGACCCTACGCGCGAAATTGGAGTAACAGATGCGCCAATTTTCGGCGCTGAAGCACGTCTTGTATATCGTGGATTGGATGTAGCGCAGCGAATTATTGACGCACCAGCGCAAGATGCACTCCGGCAAGGCTTCAAAATCAAAACAAACTACGATGACAAAGGCATCGAACTGGACAAGCTACTCATGGAGCGTCTGGAGTCGCTGGACTACAAGCGTAAATTGCAGCAGTGGCTGATCTACACACGGCTTTATTCCAAAGGAGCGTTGTTGTACCCAGTCGTCATCGAAAGCTCGATGATGCCAAATCGGGCACACCTATCAAAGCCATTGTATTTGGAGAATATCGAGAAAGTTGTAAAGCTGAACGTTGTGCGAGAAGATTTGTTCTCATACCAAGTGCAAAGCTATGATCCTTTGGCGGCGAACTTTGAGGAGTTTCTTTACGTGTGGATAATGGGTCATGAGGTGCACGGTTCACGATTCCACTTGCTGGTGCAGAACCTCGACCCGGTGAGGCAGCGCGGTGTCTCAACGTTGGAGCGCGTGAAAACTGCCCTTATGGGGATCAATATCGCCGAATGGACAATAACGCAGCTCTTGCTTAAATACCGCGCGTTGCTAATCAAATACCCCGCCGAACAGTTAGACCGGGTAAAGATGGGCGAGCGGAATGGCCTTAAGAAAAAAATCGCCGAACTTGTAAACAGCGTCAAGATGCAATTTTCTGCCAAATCGGTCGTCGGCATACCATCAA